AGCTGCATTTGGTCTTCATAGGTTTCTTTGGTCTTCTCAAATAAGACCTCAACCGTCTTGCCTGTAGAAAGTGCCATTTGGGCTACTCCTCAAATTACCAATCGGATACGTCGATACCCGCCGCCTTGGCTTGCTTCTTGGCGTTGTAGGCTGCCTGGCCTTGTCCCCGCTTGTGGGCTGAACTATATGCTTCCTTCAGCTTCTTCGCGGCTACTTTGGCTGAGCCTCCCTCGTCGCCTTGAATCTGCGTTGCTGGCGCGCGTGCTCGACTAACTCTTTTCTGCGGGGCAGCAACGGTTGACTTTAACTCCCCAAGGTACAGCGCTGCGCTGATCCCTGTTGGGTCTGCCACCAAGCTGCTTCTGAGCTTTTCCTGTGCCGTTTTATTCCGGCCCAAGAAATACATCACCTTTTCCGATCCTTCACCCAACCGAGCAATCATGTTGTCGGTTACGATATCGCCCATGTTTGGCAATACAGACTCAATTGTCTGCCTGACTACCGTGTCAGCGTTCTGGTAAAGTTCCGGCGTAATGCCTGACCCTTCTGCTAGCTTTGCTGCCCGTTGGTAATGATCGTCTACCGCCTGGTCTAGCTGTTGCGCTGCCTGTGTCTGTGCGGCTGTATTGGTGCTGGCTTGAGTAGCGTGCGCCACCTGTGCCTGTACCTGTTGAGCCATCCATCCTGACAGTGCTTGCTGATACTTCGCCTCGTCGTACTCAGACCCTTCTAGCGTTGGCATAGCGGCTGGTGTCGCCGTTTCTTGTGCCGGTGCTGCTCGACCCTGCTTTAACGATGCATTCTCAGCTCTCAGCTGTTCCAGTTCCTCGTTCTGCTCACCAATGCGGCCTTTCAACTTGCCCCGCATCTTAGTGTGTGCAGCCAAAGGAACTACGGTTTCTTCATCACTACCTTCTGAGGTCTGTTCCTCAGTTTGCATCCACGCTTCTGTTTCAGCGCCCTCGGTTTCTGTTTGCTCACCCTCCCCAGGGTTAACTACTTCTTCCGATTCTTCTTCAACCGCTTCGACTTCGGTTTCGACTTCTTCGGCTTGGGGTATGCTTTCATCAGTCTTGACCTCAGTATCGGCGTTTTCAGCCTTCAGCTCTTCCAGAGTTTTCATCCAATCAGTGCTCCGATTGCGAGTAGCCCTATCAATTCGGATAGGTACGTTTGCCGTTTACCTGTCGGCTGCAGTAGCTTGATTATAATCAATGGCTATGGCGTTTGCAAAGATGATGGGGTTTTGCTATTGGCATGGCGGCTGTTTGTGTATTACACTGTTAACACTGACAACAAAGGAATATAAATATGAACACTAATACTCTGCCAGCGGATATCGCCTCTGAGATGGAAATCAGCTTCGACCGCTTACCTTTCGGCTTCGGAACTAGATGGCTAAAGCCGATAGCTAAGTGGGGTTTTATGCGGGGCGCTATCAGCCTCTACCACAGCGGGCTAATGGTTCCTTCTGATACTTACATCAAGCTAATGGAGGACAAGTAATGATACCTAAAGGCACTGACGACGAAACAGTAAGCCGCCTGATAAGAGAGGTATACACCAAAGTCTATTCAGATCTTCAATCTAGTTTCTTATCCTCAGCCCAACATGAGACAAACCCTATGCAAACCTTCACCCCCACCCAGCTACACCAGAACCCGGCTAAGGTCTTCCGAGCTGCCGATAAAGATGGCTCCGTGCTGATCAAGCATGATCGGTACCCTGATACTGAGTTCGTGCTTACGGCCAAGCCCAAGGAGATCAGCGATGATTGATATCGAAAAAGTACAAGAAGCAAATACGGCCGATGAGATGCGGACTGAGATCCACAGGCTGCGGCATTACAACCCTATGGTTAGGATTCTGATGGAGATGGCGGATTATAAGGGAGTGAGTGCAAAGGATAGATTCACAATTCTCGCCTATAACGCATTAAAACAAAACGCGGCGCTGCAGGCCTTGGTTCTTGACTTAAACAATACTCGCGAAATGCCTGCCATGATTGTGCGCGACTTATTGCATTCTTCTATCCCTGATAGCACACCAGAGTCTCACAAAGAGCGCACCCATGCCTCGCTACAATGGCATGTTGACCCTAAGTTCTTCAGAGAAAATATGGAAGCAGATTTTGATGTGTTTCCTGATCATTTTTGGGAGGATTAGAATGAGCGACGACAATAAGGCATTCGTGTTCGACCTCAGGATGCGAGAGATTCAAAGCCGGCAGCTCAGGGACGGTAACGCAATGCTATTTCAGCACCGCACCCTGACCCACAACCCAGACGGAACTATAGAGGCTGAAGATTGGAGCACTACTGGATCAATCCCGAACTACGGTGACTGCTTTGATGAGAAGCCTGGATGGTTCGCCCGGGTTGTTTCTTGGCTCTACTAAGCCACCGACCCTCGATAAGCGCTGTATGCAATCTCCTGCTGCTTCTGCACGTTGTCTAGCTGCTTACCCATGGAGTCAATGCGCTTGAAGTCGATATTTGCGCCGGCCTCCTGTGCGTCAACCTGGGTATCCATGCGCTTGGTCTCGGCATTGAATCCGTCAATCTGGCGCTTGGCCTGTTCGTTTGCTGCGTTAGATTGCGCGACCAACAGCTTAGTCTGAGCCTCCATCTGCTGCGCCTGGCCTTTCTTGTCCTCTGCCATGGCCAGAACCATGTTGGCGTCCGGCTGCTGAGTCTGCTGTGCCTCTGCGAGCATTTGCTTCTCTTCGTCGGTCTCAGGCTCTTTGAACCCGGTTAATACCAGCTGCTTTCTCGCGTACTCTCGGATATCGTCTGTATTGACTCCGTCGGTCAGCTCCAGGATCTTCAGGATCAGCGCCTTGTGCAGCGTAGGATCGGTTAACGCTACGGATTCGGCCATTGCTGCCAACCGGTCAATAGTCTGCTCCTTCTGGCTATCGTAGGACGGCCCGATATCAGAGTAAACATCGAACTCCATGTTGGTCAGGTCGTTTAACACTTTGACTTCGCCGGTCTCTGCGTCGATCACGTGCGTCATCGTCTCGACTTGCATGGTCGTGCCGTCCGGCTTGGCCACTGTCATCTTGCGAGGGGAATCCATGATCTCAACAGCCATTGAGGCGTAAACCTCTCCATCGCGACGCTTAGCAAACTTAAGGTTGTGCTGGAAGATATAGGATTGCTTGTCCATTCTTGCCTGCAGCGCCATCACGGCCTTGCCTGACAGATCCGGATCAGCAATGTCTTGCGGTATGCCAGGGTTTGCAACGTCCTCTACAGCCTGCCGGGTTAACTCTATGCTGGCGGCCAGCGCTTGGGGGATAGGTTGATCGGGCATTGCTGCAACCGGACCAATAGGCAAGTCATTGCCGTTCGCATCTTTACGGTTCTGCAACAGATACGGATAATCATTATCAACCCCCGCAATATCGTACATGTCCTCGAAGCCCTGGATCTGCTCAGCAAAGAAGATCGGCTTAGGACGTGGAGATCGAGAAACGATATCAGCCAGATAGCTCATCTGGAAGTTACGAAGTCGCTGCGGATCCTTGGCCAGGCGAGTTATGCCGCTGTAATACTCCTCGCCCTCTACAATATACCGCTCGCCGTACATCGGAATTATGGGGATGTATTCGCCGGCGATAACTTCCTCTTTCAGAATCTCATAGCCAGACATGATGTAACGAGTAACCTGCATGCGCTCAAGGTCTTTCTCGGCAACTATCTCGAAACCAGAGTCAATCATATCGTCCATCACATCATCAAGCTGTGACTGCAGCAGGATCGTCTCTGTTCCCATTGGATCAACGAAGGTCAGCGCGGTGTCCTTGATCTTCTCGACGTGGTAGAACCGGCCAACGTAAAACTTTTTACCCTCGCCGCTACCGGACCATGGGAATGTATAGGAATGCTCTGGAGCCCTGAAGTTGGTAGGGCCTGTGCTTTCCTCTCCGGTCAGCTCTTTGACCAGGTCATTATAACCATCCTCTGAAAACGGTTCGATAACACAGCAATACTTGGCATCTGATTTGTCTTGACGCTTGGCGTTAGGGTCCCAGAACACGCAGTTGACAGCCTCTGGTATAAACTTGCGCCGGATTACCTGGTTAAGGTCGCCCATTCGGCTTGATGAATATTCCGTGAATAACTCCCACGCACCGAACCCACCATCAACAGCGTCTGCACTGGCGTAGGTGTAGGCCTCCTGAGAAGTGTTCAGTCGATCGTCGGCCCGATACATTCCGTCAAGAAGATCGGCTCCGTCGTCCCTGTCTTCGTCCTTTGGCTCGAAGTCTACCTGAACAGGATTGGCGGCTAGGTCTCCCATGATCTGACGGTGAGCCTTCTTCAGGATGTTGAACTCGCCACGGAATGCCAGGTTGGTATCCTCCAGCAGGTTGTCATCCCACTGAGTTACCCGGGCAAAGACCAGATCATCAGAGGCCTGCTGCCGTCCCGTCTGCCCAGACTGATACCCCTTGTCTACCATCTTCTTGATTTGGTCTAGGTCCAGCGACATTATCGGAGCCTCATTGGTTTGTTTGGTTGGGGCATCTTAACTTTCGAATGGTCAAACGATGGCATATACCGCATCAACATCATTATCGAATCACCAAGATTCGGCGACTTGATCTTAAATTTCGTCTTCATCTCTTCCTTCGTGTACAACTGAAACAACCCATTCCCGTTAGGCTTAATAGGCATTCTACACAATTCAGCCCTTACTTTCTTTAATACGTCAATATCAGAACTGAAGCTTATCAGCGTGTCTGGGTCGTGATACTCACCATGAACGACCGCTTTGTATGTCCTGTAACAGCGGTCCCTAAGCTCAAAGTAATACTGAGCACGTTTGTTCCTGAATGTATCCTCGACTGTTTTCTGGCTTTCAACCGGAGATCTCATCGCTGGCTTATAGATTGACTTCGGGTTGTCTGGAGACTCTGATCCTCTAAACATTACAATCTTCGTGCGCTTGCCTTCAAAGTCTGCCGATGTCTGCTCAGAAAGAGCCACGCCCATTCCGTCACAATCCCAGGTGTATTGGTCAACACCCTGTTGAATTGCCAGACCTGCCGCCCAGTGCCCTCCCTCGTTAACGTTGCCTGTCTCCTTCTCCTGGGCATCCAGTACAACAGACCCATGTCTCATAGCATAGCCCTTGGCGTCGGGCCCGGTATCCGACGGGTCGTGAGCAGCGAGCTTTACGCCCATTGGCTTGAAGCCCAGTTTCAAGTGAGAATCAACACACGCATCGAACCACTCTGCAGATATCAGCGCATCCTCTACCTCGTCATTGAAGTATCCGCCCCATATCCAATCATGTTTAGCCTGCGACATCGCACCGTCTCTAACGGCTGCTGCATCAGCTGCAAGGGCATCAACAAGCGACTCGTCCAATTCAAACCAAGGATTGTCCTGATATCCAATCTTGATTACCAGGGTATGTTCGTCTTCGTATATGCCCTCACGTAGCAGGACGTCCAGGTACGGAGTAATAAACCTCTTTGAGATAGGATCTTCAGATGATCTAGGGTTGAAGGTGTGCCATATCTCGGTGTTAGGCATCCCCCGGAGCGTTGGCCCCATGACATCAAGCGAATCTTGGCTAGTGCCTTCGGCTTCCTCGTTCCAGAACCTCTTATATCCATACAGCGACTTCATGTTGGTCAGGTTGGACTTGAGGCCCCAGAAGCTGAACAGCCCTTTGTTGTCGTGCCGAATCTCTGCCTGGCTATCAACCGGCGTGAAGCCGATGTATCCGAGACGCGCTATCTCTCCGACCAGCCCCTTGAATACCGATTCCTTCAGGGACTTCTGAACCTCTCGGAAGCACATGATGTGGGCTGCATCGTCTTTAACTTCAGCGGCCAGGATATCCATGACCGTGATGGACTTCGCCCCGCCCCTTCCGCCATAGATGGCCTTGTTCTTTTTCTTGGTGGTGATTAGTTTTTCAAGCTTCTCAGGGATTAGAACAGATGGCTCTACCCCGACAGATGGAAGGCAGTCGCCGTTGGTGATAGTCCAGCACCGGATAACCTCCCGCTGCATATTGACGATCCCGTAGACTGTACGGGACTTGCTCCGCTTGTTAGCCGCTCTCTTTCTAGTCTCTATGACTG